AGATGAAAGATATTGTCAGCTATTTGAGGCTGAGATTAGGCTGATTTACAACGGCCAGGTCTGCGTGGTATCGTGCGCACCATCGAGTAGTCCTGTAGTCTTCACTCTCAAATCGTAGTCTTGATTCACCATGTCTGGACCTGTTGCACCGGTGCGGGATGCATCGTGAAAATATCGTGGAGACCACGATCAGGAGACTGGATCATTGGCAGTCAAGCGACGCAAGAAGAATCGAGATCACCTGTTCAAGCCGGGGAAGGACAATCCCCGCGCCAAAGGACTTGGTGGTCGGCCGAAGGGCGTCCCCAACAAGATCACCCGAGACATCAAGCTGGCGCTGATACAGGCGCTGCATCGTCTCGGCGGTGAAGACTACTTCGTGAAGCTCGCCACCAAGGATCGACGTTCATTCTCGTCCTTGCTCGGCCGCGTGATTCCCCACCAGATCGAACAAGCGAATCCCGAGGAGACGGCTGACAAGATCCGTGCGAATCTGGCAGCCATGCAGCAAAGCACAGTACCCACCAAGGAGAAGTAGATGGCCTGGTCACCTCAAGCACGCGCCGCTGCCGCTGAAGCTCGACGTCTCAACCGATCGTGGAAGAACCACCTGGCGAACGAGAAGGTCAAGGGGCGGGAGAACCAGGCGGCACTGAAGAAGAAGGGCTATCGTCTCGCCCCGGGGAAGGGAATCAAGGGACGCGAAGGCGCACGCGCTTACACCAAGGGACGGAGAATGGTCTACGTCTCGGGTTCACTCGTCACGAAAGCACGGAGGTAGATCATGGCCTGGTCGGAACAAGCACGCATTGCGGCAGCCGAGGCTCGCCGTCGCAAGTCGAAGCAGCGGATTACGGTTGGTCGATCGGGGGTCATCACACGAGCGGTGAAGGCTCGTGCGCTGAGGTCTGCACGCAAAGAATGGAAGACCCAGCCCATTGCGAATCTGAGCAACGCGGGATTCAACGCTGCAGTCAATGCCAAATCGAAAGCCTCTGCCAGGAACAAGTACGCTCGCGCCGCGTGGGATGAACATGTACCACAAAGCCGAATTCGGGCCCGGAGATAGCTATGGCCTGGAGCGACGAAGCGAGACGTGCTGCACTCGAAGTCCGACGTGGACGAGCCCGCGCCAAGAAGGCCGCCGACAGCGCGGCCGGGATGTCCGATGCACAGTGGCGCAAGAACGCCAGCAAGATCTGGGGTGCAATAGATCGGTCCAAGCCCAGGGACAGGATCATCGCCGGCCGGAGATCTCCTTCGACCATCAAGTGGAAACCTCGGCTAGCGAAGGTCAATCGACTGACACGCAGTGCAATGAGGAATGAAGACCTGCGCGAGTACACGGGCCCAGATCTCCAGCGGCGCTATGGACTGGATCCGGCCCAGGGTCGACTTCTCTACCGTCGGATTCAGCGTCAGTATCGTCGCTAGATGGGAGCCTCGCTGATCGAGCTGCCCTCTCGCTGGACACAGCTGCGTCCTCACGTGGCTGGAGAGGCGTACTCGAACTCGACGTTCCGGTTCAACACGGTGGCGGCCGGACGTCGATCTGGCAAGACGGAGCGAGCCAAGCGCAAGATCGTCATGAAGCTCCTCGGTGCGACTACGCAGTGGGAGCCGCGCTTCTTCGCGGGGGCACCGACGCGCGACCAAGCCAAGCGCATCTTCTGGGACGACCTCAAAGCGCTCGTCCCAAAGGCGCTGCTCGCTGAACGTCCATCCGAGTCGGACCTGTGCATCCGCGTGATCACCGGAGGTGAGGTCTGGGTGGTCGGACTGGACAAGCCGGAGCGCATCGAGGGCTCTCCGTGGGACGGAGGTGTCATCACCGAGTTCGGGAACGTCAAGGATGGAGCCTGGCAGCAGAACATCCGCCCGGCTCTGTCGGACCGCAACGGGTGGTGCGACCTCGAAGGCGTGCCGGAGGGACGCAATCACTACTACGAACTCGACCGACGCGCCAAGGCGCTCATGAAGGAACGCGGGGCCGAGTCCGAGTGGGGATCATTCGGCTGGCCGTCGAAGGACATCCTCTCGCCCACTGAGATCGCCGCCGCCAAAGAGGACCTGGACGAACTCACCTTCAAGCAGGAGTACGAGGCGAGCTTCATCAACTTCTCGGGCCGGGCGTACTACGTCTTCGAGGAGGAGATCCACTGCGCGCCGCTGTTCAAGCTGTACAACCCGAGGGCGCCGCTGAACTTCTGCTTCGACTTCAACGTCGAGCCAGGCGTCGCGGCTGTCACCCAGGAGATGAAGCTCCCCAACGGCTCCGATGGCACTGGCGTCATCGGCGAAGTGCACATCCCACGCAACTCGAACACGCCCGCTGTGTGCCGCCGCCTGGTCAAGGACTGGGGCACGCACCAAGGGCAGGTCCGCTGCTACGGTGACGCGACAGGCGGAGCACGCGGCTCAGCGAAGATCGAAGGCAGCGACTGGGAGCTGATCGCCAAAGAGCTGCGTCCGGTGTTCGGGCAGCGGCTCGACGTTCGCATCAAGTCGCACAACCCGAAGGAGCGAGCGCGCATCAACTCGGTGAACTCGCGTCTGCGCACGGCGTCGGGCATCGTCAAGATGATGGTCGATGCGCACAAAGCGCCGAACGTGGTCAAAGACCTCGAGGGCGTCACGCTGCTCGAGGGTGGGTCTGGTGAGATCGACAAGAAGATCGCTCCGATGCTCACGCATGTCTCGGATGCGATCGGTTACTACATCGAGTATGAGTACCCTGTTGCGGAGCGCGACGTTCAACGCATTCACTTGGGAGGTATCTGATGGCCTGGAGCGAAGCAGCAAGGAGAGCGGCAGCGGAAGCGCGGAAGCGCAAGGCCATGCGCAAGGGCCAGTCGCAGATGCTCAAGGCCGCACGCAAGGACTTGAGAGCAACCGGGAAGAGCGGCTCCAGCAAGTATGGTCGCCATTTCAATGCGCTCACTCGCAAGGTGGCCAAGCGCTATAGCTCAGTGCGCGGGATCTCCCTTTACAGTCTTCGTCAGCGCACCAGCGGATTTGGGGACGATTGATCACCAAGAGGAGAACGAGATGAAAGCGAACGGCAAGAAGCCCGAAGTCCAGGTCAAGGCGCAGCTGACCATCACGCTGTACACCAACGGTGAGTTCCAGGTCAATGGCCCGCTGGACGATCACATCCTCTACTACGGTCTGCTCGGGATGGCGCACAATGCCCCCGCGATGCAGGCCGGCCGCCAGGCGCAGCAGCAGATGAAGGCCGAGTCGGTCAAGGGCTCTGCGCCGTGGTGGAAGAAGATCTTCGCCGGCAAGGTCAAGGGAACCGAGGTCGCCAAGAAACCCACCTTCGATTCGGCCGGAGCCGAGTCGAAGTCCGCAGAAGCAGTTCACTGAAAGGAGATTCGACCATGAACGAAACAGTCATCCTCCAAGCCGGGCAAGTCCTTACGATCACTGCGAGCGCGTTCGCAGGTGGCACCGTCACGCGCCTCTCCGATGCGGCAGGCAGCGAGCCGTTCTCTCCGGTGGCGATCGCTGCCTCCGCCGTTGTGGCGATCGGTCCGTTCACGAAGACTCGCCGTTACCTCGTCGTGCACGACCAGGCCGGTCACCGCATGGCGCTCGCCATCGACGCGCTCGCTGCGCCGCTCGCGACTGTGACCGATGCACCGGCGGGCGGCACCGGCGCGACAGCCGGAGCCTACGACACGGCGGTGAATCGCAACGCGATGATCACCGCGCTGAACACGATGATCGCTCGGGCGAAGACCGCCGGCCTCATCGCGTAAGTAGAAGGAGCAGCTCATGCCTGTCGACACGAAGCACCCTGAGTACACTGCGATGGCGCCGAAGTGGAAGCGCTGTCGCGATGTGTACGCAGGCCAAGACACCGTCCACGCTGCGGGGGAGGAGTATCTCCCCAAGCTGAAGGACCAGACCCCGGACGATTACAAGGCCTACGTCACGCGAGCGACGTTCTACAACGCGACGTACCGGACGATCTCGGGGATGGTCGGCATGCTGTTCCGGCAGCCGCCCAAGCTCGATGTTCCTGACCCGACTCGAGAGATGCTCGACGACGTGACCATGTCTGGCGTCCCCTTGCAGATGTTCGTGCAGGATGTCTCGAGCGACGCTCTGAACGTCGGCCGCGTCGGTGTCCTCGTCGACTACCCGGAAGCCCCGGT